AAAGACCCTGATGACTTTACAGGGGAAGGGAAGTCTGACCCCCCGATTTATTATGGACTTCACGCTTTTCCTGCTGGCGCAGTTGTCGCCGTTCATCCATGCGATCCCGCGCATAAGTCCGTAGAGAAATCCTCTCGTTCCTCTCAAATATCTCAGGCCATTTTAGATATTCCCCCCGAATCCAAAGACCCTCGTACTGTTTGAGCCAACAGTGCCTAGCAAAGTGTAGCCTTCTGCTCTCTGCCCACTCCTCTTCCTGTTCTTTAGATGGATTTTTCAATTAGATTATCCATAGGGTTTAGCGCCTCGTATGGAACCCATATTGCTGGCCTATTCTTTTTGTATTTATCTGTCTTAGGAAACTTCTTCCCATCTTTCCCCGTTATCCACCCCCTTAAATCATAACTTCCATTGATGCCAGTAACCCTTATAAAAATTGAATCATCCTTATCCGTATCCTTCATGTACATGAGAGTGTTATGATTGGGGGAACTCCTAACCTCGTAGCCGCCAACATCCTCTTGACCAAAATCAAACCCTGTGGGGTATATACCTAGAGCCTTGGCTACCGCCCACTCTGCTAACGCCCCCTCTATATGCAGTTGCCAGTCGTTAGAATGACCGCACCCCATTGTGGGTGGCCTATATACCTCCTTTAAGTTTTGGACTTGCCGCATCTGACCATTCATTGAGGCAAGCATCATTTCCTTGGGGGTAAGTTCAACTTGCATTCTTCCATTCCTCAAGTTCTAGGTTGCATTGATCTATATTTTTAGGGTCAACCTCATGCTGTAGGATTATTTGACCAGTTGTGTACACATTGAGTTCTCTCTTATTTTCACGAGTAAATAGAATAACTCCAAGGTGAGGGTGGGTCAATACCATTCTCCCCCTGTCTAAATCTCTGTGATGGTTAGGGCATAGGGCCAGACAGTTCTCGGGAATGTCATCTGCGCCATGCTTTAGGGCGTGGATATGCGCTACATCATAGTCAGAATAATCACACCCAACTACAGAGCATAAGCCGTATATACTTCTGATATAAGAAATAACTTTTGAATCACGTTTGCGAATCCATGCCCTGCTCTCGATTAGTTCCCCTGAGTTCCCAAAGGTTGGCTTAGGGGTTTTGATGGGGGTGACGTTAGGCTGATTGTTCAAACCAAGTGCAAGCCATCTCTCATAGTCTGCCCTCCTCTCTTCTGGATGGTCTTTATTGTACTTCCTCATAGCAGACTGAGACGCGCCCCTGCTTTCGTGTTGCCATTTGATAAATGAGTTAAGCCCTGCCATATAAGTTTTATCCCTATACTTCTGGCACTTCCTGCACATACCCTGAAGGCCGCACCTCGCCTGGCGGCACTTGGCGAACTCACCAACCGGAACCATGTGATCTGGGTAATCACACGCCCAATGCCCCCCGTAGCCGCCACATCTTTTAAATTCCATTTTAGTAAGCGCCTTTTAAACCCACTACATTCTCACCATCACCCTCTGTTAGCATCCTCTTGAACGCCCGCCACATAAACTCATGGGCGGCATATTGAGATTGCTTGGCGCAACCCTCAAGCAGTTGACCCATCTCCTTTAGATCAAACAGTTCATGTTCTATGCCGTCAGTCATCAACTCCAGGGCGGAGTCAAAGTGAAACACAATCATCGCTGGTATGCTCACTTCAATTCCTTCAACCTACGGTACAGCGTCAGCGCACCCAGATAGGCTCGAAAGTTCTCCTCTATTTCAGTTGACCTGACCGCTTCAAACCTCCCCGTAGCCTTGTCGCACCTAAGTATGTAGGTAGCATCCACCGGAATCCCATGTATATCTTCCACCGCTTTCGCATACGCCGCAACCTGTAGATGATATTCCGGGTAAACCGCCTTACTTGTTTTCCAATCAATAACACAATATTCTCCATTAATAATAGCCCTCGCATCCACAGTTCCCGCATACTTATGTTTCCTGTGGAACAATTTTTCCTCTGATGATTTCCACTCTACAACATTCTGACCAACCCAATCCTTGAAAGCATGGATAGCATTAACCGCCTCATCCTGTTGAGGCATCTTGGGTATCTCCCCCTCACCAAGTTTCCAGTTGACCGCACCCTCTACCCATTCATGGGTGATGGTTCCAATGTTTAAAGCATTCTTAGAGGTTCCCCTGTAAGCACTCTTCATCCCCTTTAACAAGGGTTCAAGTGCCATCCTTGACTTGTATACCTTAGTGTTTTTAGAACTGGCATCCGCATCGTGGAAGAGGTTTTTCTCAAGCCAGTTTGCACCGACTTTTAAACCCCAAGGAACTAAGGCGGGCTTTGAAATAACATCAAGCACTCTAGTAGCACTAGGAATTATCTCATCCCCCACCTTATAAGAGTGGAGTTTACTGTCGAATAACATCTCGACAGTATCCCCGTCATGATACTCTATCTTCAAAACGGAACTTCAGTGGAAGTCTGTGAAGTTTTCCTGTCCGAACCGCCTGAGTTGTAAGGCTCCTGCACCTTACCAGAAAATCGAAGTCTGCCTGAGTCTTTAGCCCAAACGGATACATCCTTCTTCTCGCCGCCGATTATGGCGTACCCAGTTAAATCGGGGCGTTTTTCATTCCCCTCTTTATCGTTTACGAACAGGGCAATATCACCCTCTTTTACTTCATAGTCATTCATATAAATCTCCTATAAAATTTTAGTTTCTAAACGTCTGTTGGCCTGTTCGGTTCGCCAAACTTCAATATGAAGTTCAGCCACCTTCAGTTCCCAACGTAGACGCTCCTCTCTTTCGATAGCAACCGCGATACCGTCTATTGACTTAGTAACTTCCGGTTGCATCAAAACCCAATTCTCCCTGTCTGCTACAGTTTTGCCTACAGCCTTACTGTATAACAAGGCTCTCTGAGTCTTTTTAAACTCCTGTAATTGATACGTTTCGGCCTTAGCCTGGGCATAACCAGGGGCCACACATTCTATTTGTTTGAGGTATCCCCCTACTTCACTATTCATAACTCTATTATACCATCATCAAATGCTTTGTCAAGCGTTTTTAAAATAAAGAATGCTTGCCAGTTCATTAATTCTACATCACCAGAATGAATCTTACTATGACAAGTAAAGCACAGTGGCATCGTAAGCCAGTCATCCGCTTTGTACCCCATCCCACCCGAAAGGGGCGAGTACCTACCTTTAAGATGGTGCGCCATAACAGTATCGTCATTAGTCTTGCACTCGCTACAAGGAAGGGTAGATACCCACTTAAGGTACGCCTCGCTTTTAATCCGCAACGTTACTCTTCCCCATAGCAGGTAGTTCATCTATAAGTATTTTAGCATATTCTATTATCTTGCATAGATCAGAGTAGGGTTCGCCTTTCTTGTCCCACCGACTGGCATACTTCACAATGTTACCAGAGCAGAAGTCTAGTTTATTCTCCATGATATACTCAATAGGCTGTATCTTCATCCTGTAGTGTGCGGGTTTCATGTTACCACCCATCTACTTCAGTACCGTCTGGATAAAATGTTTTCCACGGTTCTGATATCTTTCTCATATATAAAGTATCTTCATCACCCCCAGTCCAATACTCCCCATCGCTCATGTAATCTCCGTCATCAAATGGACATAAGTTTTTACTTACATAGTATGCGTCATGCCATTCCTTTGGAGGAGTTCCTGTCCTATCAGACTTCCAATATTTTTGGAGGATTCTATCTGACTTAGTAGGTTTTAACCATGACATTAATCTGTTCTGATAGAATTTATGCCCCATCATTACTTCTGCCCGGTATTCAGTTCCCTCTGAGTTCTCGACAAACTTTGCATCATAGTGGGTTGCAGGTACACTTAACTGAGTAAGGCAACTATGAGTTCTTACATCATCAGGATTAAGAGAGTGTGCTGTCATCCTCATCAATGTAAACTCTTCGCAGTTTAGATATTCCCAGTATGGTTGCTGCTCCATAGGTGCTGGCACACAGATATCATCCCCCTCTATTTCGTAAGTATGATGAAAGGTATCATGATAAACTTTTTTACTGTTAAACTTATGTTTCCACCACCGCTCCTTCTCAGCGGGGGTGCAGAAATCCTCCCAGTCACCACTGTTAAACACCAATTTCTTTTCTTCTTCCTCTTCGTAAAAGAGGGTACATAATAGGAAGTCGGGCATTATATAAGTCATATCTCACATACTCCTGCTGTGCAAGCCACCTCTTGACTCGCGGTTGTGTTATCTACCGCCTCCTCAAAACTCCAGTTGATATACTCTGGCATTAGTTTCTCTCTTGCCTTGTACTCTTCCTCAGTTATGTCCTCGTATGGGGCTTGCTCGTACACATGGCCCTCATCCGCAGACGGAAGGAATGATATACCGTTTACCACATCCCAGTTCTCCCATATCCAAGCCCCTACTTGGGGCCACTGATCCTCTGGTATGTAACAAGTCATGGAAGGCTTGTGTTCGCACCAGTGTAGCGACAGCATCTTCCACATCTCCAACTGACCGAACGGCGTGATGTCGTGTCGAGTTGTAGACGTTGCGGGAGATGCCATAGGGAACTCAAAGACATAGGTTTCCTTATTAAATTTGTCAACCTCATAAGGTACACCCGCATCTATCATCACTTGGGCAAGCGGGTCTTTAATATCATTACGCACCCTCCTTACATAATAGCGGGAGTGCCTGGGATGACAGCCACTCGCACTGTTGACTAATTGACTGACCGTACCACTAGGTTTGACACAGGTAATAGCAGTCGAGGGATTGATGCCCAGATACTTAGCCCATTTCTTGTTCACTGCTATAGCATGATTCTTTAGGCGCACAACGTCCCCGTGAAATCGTGTCTTAAAGAACTTGCTGTCCCATATACCAGTTAATGACACCCCTAGCAATCTCTCCTCGTCACAGTTATTCTTCCACAACTTGCGTAGGAATCTGAAGTCAGTGAGTGCAGACTGTAGAGTACCTAAGATTGTAGCGGCCTCCACCTTAGCCTTCAATGTTTCAAAGTTATCATCAGGTCT